AGGAACATTCACATACATCTTACCATTTGCGTCCAAGGCTACAGGATAGTTCTTCCCGTTGGTAGCGTACCCGATCTTGACCAAACCAAACATATCTGTAGTAGCCATGGCGTATGTGGAGTTGTTATCAGTCCATGGGACGTTTACGTAAGCGTTACCATTGCTGTCAACTTGTACCTTGTAATTTTTTCCAGATGTTGCGTATCCAAGCTTTATACCTCCCAATAACGTATCACTTGCCGTAGGTAGAGTGTAAGCGGTATCTTGACTGGGGATACCTAGCGCCGTGATATCTGCTTTTGTTACGGAAGCTACGCCCGTAACATGCCCTTGACTGTTTACCGTTATTTTATATAATCCGCTTGTTCTGGCAGTAAAGCTTGGATGGGAATAAGTCGTATCGGTAAATTTTGCGTTAGCGGGTACATCACTGTTTACAGTATGACCATTTACCGTATTAGAATTTCCCCCGTTGGCTGGCAATGATATTGGAAAATCTGTTATCTGGCTCTTGGCATGAGTATGATCGGTCGGGGTAAATTTGGATGGCTTGTTCTTGATGTAATCCTTGGCTGTCGAATTTGTTTGTGTCCAGTTCGGTTGAACAAGTGTTATGGTCGCTATAAAATCCTCCTCGGTTCCCGTATTTCCTTGGTCAAGCCATGACTGATAGGTGGATTTGGACATCAATGTCCAAGCCTCACCCTCGGATGGGACTTTGTTGGTATTATTATTGATCAAGCTGACCCAAGAGCTGCCGTTATAAGAAACAACGTCTTTTTGTTCATATGTAGTGGAGGCGTTCCATCCTCCCTTGTTAATATAGGCGATCCTGCCTAAATCTATAATTGGCATGTTGTTATATTTTTTTTATATTAATCATCTGAAATGGAGACGATCAAGTGTGCGTTATCAGATATTGAGAATGAAGGATTTTCAGAGTTGGAATATCTTATCCCGTTAACGTAAATTTGTTTCTTTGATTTCACTATGCTTATAGCGTTTTCTGGGATAATATTCTCTTTTTTTGCTTGTAAGTACAGTTCAGGTTGGGAAAATTCCCAGACCTGAACCCCCTTGGCTATTTTTGATATTTTCCCCATATGCCACCTTATTGGGTAATAGAATACCAAATGTTAGAAGCCTCTAAATCCTTGACCTTGTTCTCTATTTTCTCAAGGGTATCGTACCCAGCGGAAGCTTTCCCTTTCAAGGTAGCGATCGACTGCGTGTTGGAATTGGCGATAACTTTAGCGTCCTCTCCGGATTTCTTAGCGTCTGCGATAGCAGTATCTAATTCGCTCTGAGATTTCAATTCGGATAATTTAGTAATATCTGTATCCAGAACCAAGGATTTGCCAGATACTTTGTCAACCTTTTTGACCAACTCGGTGTTTACAGACTGAGTTGTAGCGTAAGGAGACAAGTCAACCGTTCCGCCTAAACAATCCCATTTGTCCTCGTTGGATTCGCCCGAACCGGTATATACGACATTGGTTCCCTCCGGATATTTTTTACCACCCATCGTAAACGCTGTTGAGACGTTCCATACGTCACCGACTTTAGCGTCCGTCAAGGTA